CTCTTCCGAGCTTGACGAAGATAAGAAAGAGATAAAAGAATTACAGGAGTTATTAAGTCATTTCCGTAATCCCGAACCTCTTAATAAAGTTATATGGAAAACTTATTATGAGAAACCATATACTGATTTAATTGGTAGAGTTGTGGGCAGTTCTATTAAAACTGGAATTTATAAAATTACTAATATCACTTCTGGTAAAACCTATGTTGGTCAAGCAGTTAATATCGCTGACCGTTGGAAACAACATATCAAGCGAGGTATGGGTGCTGAAACTCCAACACAAAATAAATTATACCCCGCCATGCTTAAAGAAGGTGTAGATAATTTTACTTTTGAAATTATAGAAGAATGCTCAAGAGCAGAACTCAATGAGAAAGAAAAGTATTGGATTACTTTCTATCAAGGCATGGAATTTGGTTACAATATGAAACGAGGATAAGATGGGAAAAGTTACAATTCAAAATCACACTACAAAGAACCCTATTTCATTGATTGGATATGAAAGTGGGGTTTGTTATGGTTCAGATGTAACAAACGAGGAAAAGAATTACAAAAGAGGTTTGGAGAATATCAAAAGTGGGCATGGCCGCACTTTTGAACTCCCACAGGTATATTTGACACTCGATGGTTATTCCGCAAGAGTAATCAGAGAATTTTATACACACATTGCCGGTGGACCAACTCGACTTCAAGCTTCAACCAGATATATCGACTACGATAATTTTGGTTTTGTAACTCCTCTTTCTATTGCAGAAAATAGTTACGCAAAATGGAGATATGAAAAAACAATGGGAGAAATCCTTGGTTGTTATGAGCAACTAATTAACCTTGGTATTCCCAAGGAAGATATTGCTAATATTCTACCTCTTGGTATGGAAACAAGAATTATTTGTAGAACTAATATGCGTAATCTTATTGATATGTCCCATCAAAGACTTTGTAACAGAGCCTATTGGGAATTCAGAGATTTAATGAGAGATATAATGAAGGCATTATCTGAGTATTCAGAAGAATGGGATTATATAGTTAAAAATTATATGGTTCCAAAATGTGTTTATTTAGGCTCTTGTCCAGAAACTCATTCCTGCAAAGCGGACAAAAATGGTTAATTTGTGAAAATTAAAAAAATATGTTATAATTATAGTATAAGCAAATTAAGAAAGCGAGAAATTAACAAATGTCAAAAAAGGAAAAGTTTATTGAATTTGTAGAACAGAATTTAATGTCAAAGTGTGGAGAATTAGATGCTGATGTTGCTGATTATTGGTACGCTTTAAAGAACAAGGAGGAAAAGGAAAAGCCACTCCTCTCCGATAATGGTAAGCTTATTCTTAAGTTTATGCAGACCACAATGGAGAAGGGAAAGGCAAAGGATATTGCAGAAGCAATGTTCATTTCATCAAGATCTGTGTCTGGAGCCATGCGTAAGTTGGTAACTGATGGTTTTGTTGAAAAGATTGGGGAAGACCCTATTATTTATTGTATCACCGAAAAAGGTAGAAATATTAAAATTGACTAATTAAAAAAGGAGAAAAACTATTATGAAGGCTATTGTTAATAAGGCACATGTAGAGGGTGTAGTATACGAGCACAAGCTTCAGGCTAAGGTAACAGGTGAGAATTCAAAGAATCCCGGAACAGAGTACATTACAGGTGAACTCAGAGTATTGACTGATCCTGATACAAATAACATTGTACCTGTTCATTTTACATATTTGACAGCTACAACTAAGGCTGGCAAGGAGAACGCAACTTATACAGTTCTCAAGAAGATTATTGATGGTGTTCTTCCTACTCAGTTGGGTGGCGGAAACACAATGGTTAAGATTGATGGTGAAGTTGGAGTAAACGACTTCTATACAGAGCGTGACGGTCAGACAGAACTTGTTAGTGCAAAGAGAATTGAGGGTAAGTTTGTTCATGCGGTAACTGATATTGATAAGGATGTTAACAAGAGAAACTATATTGAAGCAGATATGGTTATCTCTGGTATGAGAACTCTTGATGCAACTGAGAACTATCCCGCAAGAACTTTTGTTAAGGGTGCAGTATTTGGACCTTACAGAAAGGACTTCCTTCCTGTTGAATTTGAGGTAGAGAATCCTAATGCTATCTCTTACTTCGAGGGTCTTGATGCATCTTCAAAGAATCCAGTCTTCACTAAAGTATATGTTCGTGTTCTCTCACAGACAGTTACAAAGCAGAAGGTTGAGGAGTCAGCTTTCGGTGATGACATCGTAACTGAGACAACAAGAGAGACAAAGAAATGGATCATCTACAATGCACAGAAGGACATTTATGCTTGGGATGATGAGAGTACAATCACTGCTGCTGAGTTGACTAAGGCTCTTGCAGATAGAGAGACATATCTTGCAACTATCAAGGCTGGATATGAGGAGAGAAAGGCAGCTAAGGGCGCAACTGCTGCTCCCGCTGCAGCAGGCGGATTTAATTTCTAATATTGGAGGTATAAGATAATATGGCAACTATAAATCTTAAGGGGTTAAAGCCCCACAAGGTAAGTAGAGATCTTTCTGGCTATATTACTTATATCTACGGACCGGGTGGAGCCGGAAAGACAACTTTCGGCTCCCAGATGCCCGATCCACTCTTACTTGCATTTGAGCGTGGATATAACGCATTGCCGGGAGTTATTGCTCAGGATATTACTTCTTGGGCAGAAATGAAGCAAGTTCTTCGTCAGTTGGACGACCCAGAGGTTAAGGAAAACTTTAAGAGTGTCGTTATTGATACAGTAGATATTGCTTCACAACTTTGTGAGAAGTATGTTTGTTCTCAGCTCGATATTGAGAACATTGGTGATGGTGGCTGGACCAAGAATGGTTGGGCCAAGGTAAAGAAAGAGTGGGAAACAACTTTTCGTAATATCGCTATGAAGGGATATGCAGTTGTTTTCATTTCACACTCAAAAGAGAGAACTGTTACCAATAAAGACCAGACACAGTATAACGCTATCGGCCCTTCTTGCTCTAATGTTTATAATGAAATCATTAAGAACATGGTTGATATTGAGGGTTATATTGATGTTGATAAGGGAGAAAGAAAGTTGGTTCTTCGTTCAGACGATGGAACTATTGAGTGCAAATCAAGATTCTCTTGCATTGACAAGGTAATTCCTTTCTCATATCAGTCACTCGTTGATGCTTTGAATAAGGCAATTGACGAAGAAGCTAATAACACTGGTAACAAGTTTGTTACTGAAGAAAAGGAGAAGATTGCAGCTGCTGCAACTTACGACTTTGACAGTCTTATGGCTGAGTTCAAGGAAATGGCTACTACTCTTATGAACAAGAGCCAAGATTATCAGCCTAAGATTACCGCTATTATTGAGAAGCATCTTGGTAAGGGCAAGAAGATTGGCGATGCAACTATTGCTCAGGCAGAGGTTATCGCAGTCATTAATGGAGAAATTAAGGATACTTTACTTTAACTCTTATTCCAGAGTTTATTTTAATAATTTCCAATCTTTTAGAAGATCATCTAAACAGTAAACTCTATCAAAGTATCTTATCCTTTCTATGTCAGGCCAACCCGATTCAATATCGGGTTGGCTTTTTTAATAAAAAATGTTATAATATTATTGTATAATATTTTTAAAAGGAGAAATCTGTTCATGCACAAAGTTAAATGTAAGTGCTGTAATCAGACTTTTGACCGCGATACTGTTCCGTGTGTCAAAGAAGGCAATAGATATTCTCATAAAGAGTGTTACGAAAAAAGAACAGAAGCTGAGCAAAAGGAGGCAAATGATAAAACTGCACTTGATAACTACATAATGAAGTTGTTTAAACTTGATTATGTGACACCAAGAATACAAAAACAGATTAAGCAATATGTTGAAGAATATCATTATACTTATTCTGGTATTCATAAAGCATTGGTGTATTTTTATGAAGTCAAAGGCAATTCAATAGAAAAAGCAAATAGTGGTATTGGAATAGTTCCATATATTTATAAAGATGCCTATAATTATTATTATTCCATTTGGGAAGCAAACCAAAAGAATAAAGATAAAACTGCCGCTGACTTACAAATACAACAACAAGTGGTTCACATAAAAAGTCCAGAAAGACCGCAAAAGAGAAAAAGAAGATTGTTTAGTTTTTTAGACAAGGAGTAAAGAACAATGGGTTCAAAATATGTAGATATGACAAGTGTAGTTCAGGTTATCGGTTGTGTATATAACAACCCCAACCTCTTGGAACTCACTGACAAGTATATAGTAACAGACGAGGACTTCACTGATGATTTCCACAGAGTTGTCTTCGGTGCTATATATAAGATTCATGAATTGGGAGCGAAGACAATAACTCTTGAAAACATAAATGACTTCTTGTCTTCAAGGCCTAAGAGCGAAGCGATTTATAAAAAGCAAGATGGCGACAAATGGTTAATGAAAGTTATAGATAGTGCGCAGACATTATCATTTGACTATTATTATAATCGCTTAAAGAAAATGACACTTTTGAGAGTATATGACAATTATGGAATAGATGTAACTGACATTTATGATCCAGATTTGTTAGATGTAAAGAAAAAGCAACTTCAAGAAGACCAATTGGATAATATGACTCTTGAAGATATTGCAAATAAAGTTGACAGAAAAATTGAAGCAATTAGATTACAATATGTTGATGAATCTTATGGAGAAGCTTCACAAGCTGGTGATGGTATCATTGACTTGATTAATGATTTAAAGGAGAATCCAGAAGTAGGAGTTCCTTTGTACGGGAACTTAATCAACACAGTAACGAGGGGCGCAAGATTAAGAAAGTTCTATATTAGAAGTGCGGCCACCGGTATTGGTAAGACACGTAGCCTGATTGCTGATGCATGCTATATCGCGTGCGATGAAATATACGATGATTCATTTGGTTGGATTAAGAATGGAACAATGGAACCAACTTTGTTCATAGCCACAGAGCAGGATTTGAAGGAAGTTCAGACAATGATGCTCGCGTTTTTGTCCAATGTTGATGAAGACCACATCCTTAATGGTACATATGTGGGCGATGAAGAGGAGCGCGTCCTCCACGCCGCACAAGTAATATCTCGTAGTCCTCTTTATGTTGAGGAACTTCCTGACTTCTCGTTGCAAGATGTTGAGAATAAGATTAAACAGAACATTCGTGAACATGATGTCAAATATGTATTCCACGATTATATTCATACTTCTATGAAAATTTTAGAAGAAATTACGAGAAGAAGTGGTGGAGTTAAGTTAAGAGAAGATAATATTCTGTTTATTCTCTCTACTAAACTTAAAGACATTTGTAATCAGTATGGAGTATTTATTGAGAGTGCTACTCAGTTGAATGGTTCTTATGTAGACTCTGAAACACCAGACCAGAACTTGTTAAGAGGCGCTAAGGCTATTGCCGACAAGATTGACTATGGTGCTATTCTCTTGGGAGTAACACAGAAAGACAAGGAAGCACTTATTGATATTTTGAGTACCGGAACTTTTGAGACACCAGCAATTAAGTTATCTATTTATAAGAATAGACGAGGAAGATATAAGGGAATATATCTCTGGTGTAAGGCAAATCTTGGAACTTGTAGAATTCAACCGATGTTTGCGACAACTTATGATTATGAAATTGTTCAGATTAACAATTTGAGTATTATGGTTGAAAATGAAGAAAAGGCTTGGGAAGACTAATGTTAATAGCATATGATAAGGATAAAATTAAACAAGCATTAACAGAAGAAAATATCTTTGAGGTTTTGACAGAGTTGGGTGGAAACCCAACCTGGTCAAATGGTGCTATTGTGTCTGATACTATATGTCATAATTGTCCCGGTTGCGGAAGTCATAAGTTGTATTATTATACAAACAGTAAATTATTAAATTGTTACACAGGTTGTTCTACTCCAAGTTTTGATATATTTGAATTAGTAATTAAATGTTTTAAGATACAGTATGACCAAGATATTGACTTAAATGAATCGGTCAGATGGGTTGCTGGAAAATTTGGTCTCTATGGAACTGTAGAGAGCTCTGGCGAAGAAGATTTGGAAGATTGGAATGTTCTTGCATCTTATGATAGAATTAAGAAAATTGAAATAAAAAGTGTATCAGATATACAATTAAAAGAATATGATGATAGTATTCTTGAAAGAATGAGTTATGATATTGTGTTAAAGCCTTGGCTTGAAGAAGGAATAACTCAAGAAGTATTAGACCTTGCGTGTATTGGATATTATCTTGGCGGAGACCAGATCACTATCCCGCACTTTGACAAGGACAATCGTTTTATAGGTTTAAGAGGTCGTACCATGAGTAAGGAAGAGGGAGAATTATATGGTAAATATCGACCTTTACTAATACAAGGTAAGTTATATAATCACCCTCTTGGTTTTAACTTGTATGGTTTTAATTGGGCGAAAGAAAATATAAAAGCAGCAAAGAAGGCAATTATATTTGAATCAGAAAAATCTGTATTAAAGTATATTAGTCTTTTTGGAAAAGATAACGATATAGCGGTGGCTTGTTGTGGTTCGAATATCTCCAGTTATCAAATGCAGTTGTTAATGGATGTAGGAGTTGAAGAAGTTATTATAGCATTTGACAGACAATTCCAAAAGATAGGAGATAAGGAGTTTAACCATTTAAAAGATAATTTATTAAAAATTAGAGAAAGATATAAGAACTCTACTATAATTTCTTTTATATTTGATAAGAAAATGATTACAAGTTATAAAAGCGCACCAATAGATGAAGGAAAAGAAAAATTTTTACAGTTATTTAAGGAGAGAATTGTATTGTAATGGAATATATGTTAAGAGAGGCTTTATTGCCGATAAAAAATACATACTCAACTATTGAAAAGATATTTGCGGCCCGTGGTATTGCGCCCGAATGCATCCAGCACTATCTCTCTACTTCAGAGGCCGATCTTGTAGATCCACGAAGACTGGATCATATGGATGAAGGAATAAAAATGCTGATTGGTCATATCAAGAATAATGACCAGATCTTGGTAATAGTTGACTGCGATGCCGACGGGTACACGAGCGCGGCCGCACTAATAAATTATCTTAATCTTGTTTTTCCATATTATACACAGACTAAGATTTCATATCGTGTGCATGACGGAAAGCAACATGGATTAGCAGATAATATGGCTTATATAGAACGTCACCCAGAGTTTAAGTTAGTTATTTGTCCAGATTCAAGTAGCAATGATTATGAGCAACACAAAGAGTTAAAAGAAAAGGGATATGATATTTTAGTTCTTGATCACCACGAAGCTGAAAGATATTCACAAGATGCTATTGTAATTAATAATCAGTTATCAAACGATTATCCAACTAAGTCATTATCGGGAGTTGGTGTAGTTTATAAGTTTTGTAGTCGAATGGACGAAATTATAAACAAAAATTATTCCGAAGAAATAACTGACTTAGTTGCTATTGGTTTAATTGGTGATATGATGGATATAAGAGATTATGAAACAAAATATCTTATTGAAACAGGTTTAGCCAATATTAAAAACCCATTTGTAACTCAAATGACTCATCAGGCAGCTTATTCTATCAACAAAGCTGGCGGTCTTTGTCCATTCTCTATTAGTTTCTATGTTGTACCACAAATAAATGGAACAATTAGAATGGGAACAATAGAAGAGAAGTTATTACTTTTTGAGTCAATGCTTGACTTCAAGGGTAGGGCAATGATTCCCTCAACTAAGAGAGGTTGTAAGGGCCAGTTCGAAACAGTCGCAGAACAGGCTTGCCGCAACGCTACCAATATTAAAAGACATCAAGATAGTAGCGTTTCAAAAAATATTGAAATTGTAGAAAGTATTATTAAGGAAAAGCACCTTGATGAAAATAAAATTATTGCGGTCAAGTTAAAACCTGGTCAGTTGATAAGTAGAAATCTTACAGGACTTATTGCAAACAAGTTAATGGCTAAATATAAACATCCCTTCTTGTTACTGACAGAAGTAACACATGAAGATAATACCATAACTTGGGATGGTTCTGGTAGAGGATATAATACAAAAGATTTTACAGATTTTAAGGATTTCGTAAAGCAAAGTGGATATTCTCTTTTAAGCGAAGGACATGCTTCAGCTTTTGGTTGTTCTATCGCTGATAAAGATTTTGAAAACTTCATCAATTATTCTAATGAAAAATTGAAAGATTGCTCTTTTACACCTTGTTCCAGAGTTGATTTTATTTGGGGTAAAAATGATTTTACAAAAGAAGATATAAAAGAAATTGCTGAATTAAGATTAGTATGGGGACAGAGTTTAGAAGAACCTTTAATTGTAGTTGAAAATATTTCAATCACTCCTGATAATTTTTCTGTTTATGGAGATACAAATAAACATACAATAAGAATTGAAATGTCTAATGGTGTAACAATGGTTATGTTTGGAGTTTCAGACGAAAAAGTTGAAGAACTTACACCACCAGAACATGGATGTACTTTCATCAACATCCTTGGCAAATGTTCATTAAATGAATGGAATGGTTTTGTAACCGGTCAAATTGTTATTGATGATATTGAAGCCACAGGACAAACAGAATATTATTTTTAAGGAGAAATTTATGCATAATAGAGATATAATGGTAGATTTCATAGGAATATTTATAATAATTTTCTTTACCATAGTAATTGCAGTATGTTTTATTTCAGACTTTATTTTTAAAGAGGATGAACCTTCAGAAACTTATGAACTACCAATAGAAACAACAGTAGTAGAGGTGGTTGAACCCACCTCTACTCCTACTCCCACTCCACGTCCAATACCACTTGATTCTGATGAAGCGAGACAGTATACTCTCCATTATCAGCGTCAAGTGGCTATGTATGAGGAAAGAATTGCAGAAGTTTCTCAATATGAAACTATTGAAGACTATCTTGATGATTTAGAAAATGCGAGGCAAGAACTGACTGATAATTATAAATATTTTTTAGAATATTATCAATTATTACTTATTGAAGAAGAAGAAGCTGAATGGGAACAAAGATATGAAGAGTATCCAGAAGCAACAACAATATGGTTGTATCTTGTAGTTGAAATGGGATATAATGATTACGTTGCGGCCGGTGTTCTCGGTAACATCATGAACGAGGCAGGGAGTAACTCATTAGATATTAATCCTTCTGCTCAAAATTCGGGAGGATATTATGGTATATGCCAGTGGAACTCTTCTATGTATGGAGATGTGTGGTATTGTAATCTTGTAGAGCAATTAGATTATCTTAACAATACCATTGAATATGAATATAATAATTGTGGTAATATGAGTTATGAAAATTTCTGTAACTTAACTGATGAAAGAGAGGCCGCACTTTCATTTGCTCGTTCATATGAGAGATGTTCTTCTGCAAGTTATGGAAGACGCCAGAACAATGCTACAACAGCTCTTAACTATTTTTCTCCCTCTTGACAAAAATTAAAATTTATGTTATAATAAAGTATAAGAAAAAATAAGTAGAAGAGTTTAAAATGAAGTTAATTGAATGGGTTTTGTATCTTATAATTTTATTTGGTACATTAACTTTAATTTGTATAGGTTTGGTTTATATAGGTAGGTGTTTTTATGGATAAAAATAAGGTTTCATTTTATGATATGTTAAGAGTTGCAGATATGGTTATGAAGAATTATGATAATGATTTCAAGCCATTATATTTTGATGCTGAGGGTACAATTGATCCTCAAAATTTTATAGACATTTTAGCAGCATATGGATATGATGACAATATGTGAGAGTAGGGATAAATATGAGAAAAGAATTTTATGATGACCTGTTTATGTATGAAACAATTAAACAAGTAATTAGGTCTGAAGATGATAATAAAGTTCTTCCTATTTTTAGACAACTGAAAGGAACAATGTGGACAATTAACGATATTGAAAGGTTGAGTAAAAATGAAAATAGTAAGAAATGGTAATAGTATAACAACTATAAACAACCTTAAACCCGGTGATTTATTTATACTTTCAGAAGGTGAAGAAGGAGTTTATATTTTAACTAATAAACAACAAGAGGGAAGATGGTTGATTATTAATTTGGAATATGGTAATGGTTATTTTCCTTCACTCACATTGCCAGTTGTAAAAGTAGATGGTACATTATATATAGAGGAAGCAAAGAAGTATGATACTAACAACTAAGCAAGAAGAAGGACTTAGAGAAATCGTTGCTCGTTGTGGGAATCATGACAAGTTCGTGACGATCTCAGGGTACGCAGGCACAGGTAAGTCAACACTGGTTAAAGTGGCAATCGAGGCTTTGAAGGTAAACCCTGAAGATGTAGCCTATGCGACCTTCACTGGCAAGGCCGCAGAAGTCTTGAGAAAGAAGGGTAATCCCGGTGCGATAACACTTCACAAACTTCTTTACGACCATTTTCCTCTTCCTACTGGTGGCTATATCCGTAGACCAAAAGAGAGAATAGATAAAAAAGTAGTAGTAGTCGATGAGGTTTCGATGGTTCCAAAGAGTATGATAGAATTACTCTTAACACATCGAGCCTTTGTTATCTTTCTTGGAGATCCGTTCCAGTTGCCTCAGATAGATAAGGACGAGGCCCATGATATTCTTGATCACCCTCATGTTTTCTTAGATGAAATTATGAGACAAGAAGCAGATTCAGAAATTATTAAACTTACATTAGCAATTCGTAATATGCAGCCTATTGATTTTTATAAGGGCGAGCAAATACAGATTATACCCAAGAGTCAGTTAGTAGATGGTTGTTATACTTGGGCAGATCAGGTGATCACGGGAACCAATGCAACAAGACGTGCTGTCAATGATCAGATGCGTGCGATGTTGGGTTTTAGCGGCTTGCCGCAAGAAGGCGAAAAGATGATTTGTCTTCGTAATTTTTGGGACGATTTTTCAACAAATGGTGATCCACTTGTAAATGGTTTGACAGGTATTATTCACAATCCAGTTGATACTACAATTCAAATTCCACCAATAGCAAGAATAAAGAAGAAGGAAGTTCCTGTCATTAGATGCGATTTTGAAGTTGATGAAAATAATATCTTTTTAGATACACCAATGGATAAAACTCTTATTACTTCTGGTGAGCCTTATCTTGATTTTAGAGAGAATTATAGATTAAGAATGATTAAGAGTCGTATCGGAGATTTTTTACCCAGAGATTACGATTTTGGATACGCGATCACGTGTCACAAGGCACAGGGTTCAGAATGGGATAAGGTACTGGTTATTGAAGATACTTTCCCATTTGATAAGAAGGAACATGCGCGCTGGTTATACACCGCATGTACTAGAGCATCGGAGAAACTTGTATTAGTTAGGAGTTAACACAAAGGAAGAATAAAATGAAATTCTATACATCATATTTTTATCAACTACGTTTCTTTTCCCCAAATCTAATTCCAATTAGTACGGCAAAGTGGGACCCGAAGTGGTTCAAACTTGGCTTTGATAAAAGAGGAGTTATGAATGGTTTGCGGGCGCCCGTTCTTGTGTTACCCGACAACTGGGACAATGTCGAGATAGAATGTAGGAAGAATTGTGGAAAAGTCCCATTTGAATGTAATTTTATGAAGGCTTATGACAATTATCTTCACACATTAGATTTTAAGGACGTGTATAATAGAGCGATTGATTTGGGTCAACGGGTCATGGCAGCGGCTGGCCGCACAGGCCAAGATTTTGATATTGCTCTTTTGGTTCATGAGCCAATGAGTTGCAATTGTGCTGAAAGACCAATATTACAAAAATGGTTTAGAGAAAATGGAGTTGAGGTAAAAGAATGGACAAAGAATTAATTCAAGTTTTTAGTCAACATCAAGCTTATAATGGAGAGGATTGTCTTATAATCCCTTTGAAAAATATAATTAGAGGCGAATTAGTCGCGGGTACTGATGAATATCCACGTATAACTTTAGAATATTGGGGGAAACCTTCATGAATAGTGATTTTAAATCAAGGTTAATAGTTGTTATATTGTTATTATTTGTTTTATTTTTAATAAATGAAATAAGAGGTTGTGACAGTACTAGTCAATATAATAATGGACGTTGTCCCTGTGGAGGACGTTGGCAATACCAGCAAGCAATAAGTCGTGGCAGATATGGTGAATACACAGATTATATTTATAAATGTGATAAGTGTGGAAGAATTATTGAAGTAAGTAATTACTATGGAGAATAAATATGAAACTAAATCCAAATAAAAGTATGGTATATGTTGTAACATATGTTGATAATAATGAAGAGCCAGTTATAACAATTTTTGACAATGAAGAAAATGCTCGACTATGTTTTAATTATTTTGAACAAATTCATCAAAAAGTATATATAGACCACGCCCCCATATATAGTATAATTTATTTTGATTAAAGGAGGTAATGAAATGATTTGTCCTTATAATGATTTTAAAGAATGTTTCAAAGAAGAATGTCCATTCTATTATACAAGTGGGGTTACAAAATCTAATGGAAAATGTTATGAATATTGTGACAGAGCTGAAAGAGAAAAGAGGGGAAAATAATGTTAAAAAGGATATGTGATAGATGTGGTGCAGAAGCATTAGAACATCCAACTGGTTTTGTACCACATAGTGATTTAGATGAAGCAGCTGATCTTTGTGAGAAGTGTGATAAGGAATTGAATAAGTGGATGGATAACCCAGAAACAAGGGTTGTAACTCCATTAGAAGAAGATGCAATAATTCCAGATACATGTGTACATGATACTTCAAAACTGAAATATATGAATAAAACAATTAATGATTCGTCATTACCTGCATATTTTACAGTTTCAAGAGAAGAGTATGAAGCATTATTAAAAGATAGACAAATAGTACGAAAAATAATAGAAATAATCTATCGTGATGATATAGATCATTACGACAAGGTAGAAAGGATATTAAGTATTCTATGAGTAATGAATATAAAGATTGGTTAGGAGAAAGAAAAGATGAAGCCTTAGATTGTGTATCTCGAATTGCAGAAGTATATGATGATTACCATAAATATAGTGAAGAGGTTTATGAGAAGATAGGTCAGATTCTGCGAGAGTATAGTTTTATTGATTAGAAAGGCAAAATTATGGCACTTTGTGGAATTTATAAATATACAAATAAAATAAATAATAAATCTTATATAGGTCAATCTAAAGATATTAATAAACGATATAA